GACGAAGCAGAACTCGATCTTCCATACTCCTGTCGTGCTGGTGCATGTTCTACATGTGCTGGTAAAGTATTGGAAGGCACTGTAAACCAGGAAGACCAATCATTCCTGGATGATGACCAGATCGAAGAGGGATTTGCACTACTTTGTGTATCATATCCTACTAGCGATTGTGTTGTTCAAGCAGAAGCAGAGGAGATGCTTTATTAAAGTGATACATAGTTTTATCATCTGTTACAAAAACTAGTCGCGGATGGTAAAACTACTGTAAATAAAAAAAGACCATGCAAAAAGTCATTAATGTACTCGCTCTCGCGTCTTTTGCTGTATCTACTGCCGTTGTCGGCAGCGGCGCTTATGTTTTTCTTAATAAGGATAACATAGTCGAAGGTATCAAAGCAAATGTAACCAAAGCAGTCATGGGCGCGGTCACTGATTCACTTCCTGGTATGATGAACGGTGCTATGCCTGAACTCCCTGGCGCAACTGGTGGAGCAATTCCTAGTGGTGTCGGCGGCGTTGACGCTGGAGCACTGCCCTTCTGAAGATGGAGATTCGTGAAATAGGTGTTACTAATCTACGGATTCCACCGACTAATATTTTTAATGTCGATGTAGCACCACCTATTGTTTATTCAATACCTGTTCCTGTAACAGTACAATTGGGTGTTCCCATCATTGAGATGCCTGGTTGCGTAGAAGATCACCGTGACGGTGACGAGCAACTGACTGTCGATGATCCTAAAGGGACAAGAATTTTATGCTCTGGTGAATATCCATCATATGATGCGATGGACTATACACCTGAAGATTTAATCTATACACAGGAAGCACCTGTTCCTCCGGTAAAAGCACCAGAAGATATTCCTGCAGCACCAGAGGTGCCGAATACTCCTGTTCCTGGTGTAAAAAAAGAAGAAACCGAATGCCCTGGTCCTAATGCACCACGAGTTGGTGATGTGGCACAGAATAAAAAGGAAAGGGTATCCGGTTATGAATTGCAGATTGTAAATGGAAATGAGATATGTGTAACTCTCTATGAGGATATACCTTGGCAGGCACAGTATTTACCTGCTCCTCAGGTTGCTGCTACTACCGCGAGTATCGCTGTGGTAGCGACATCTTCCGCACTGCTCGCAAAGCCTCTTGCTGATCTACTGTTAAAGGTTGTGAAACCGACTGTGAAGAAGGTGCTGAAGAAGGTGGCGTCGATACGGGGAAAGAAGATCCCGGTACAATCGCAGGCGGAGCGGGTTGCGGAGCAACGACAGCGGAATCAGGCTGTGAAGGTACTACGCTCTGTTCGACCGATGAAGAAGTAGGAATAGAATGAACGTGATCTTTGATGTAGGTGACATTATTCACCATGACATCAGCACACACCGCATAGTAAGGACTCTTGGGATGGAAAGAAATTCCATTCCTTTTTAATTCTCCACAATTCTTGAGTCTGGCTATCTCAAAGTCGAGGCGCTTATTGGCAAGTAGTTGAGCACGATACTCATTATGTGTGGTTGCTGCTTCTTCACATAATCTTTGCTGCTTTTTATTCATAGGCACAGACAGTGTTGCACTGAAACCTATAGACAAGTTCTGATTATCCTTCTGTCCAGTTCTCGTAGGAACATAGTACAGAATACCACCTGGGTTATCTAATGAACCATCTTCATTCAAGTCCCTCATATCATATACAGGGTCATTGAAGTAGGGTTCAAATGGTTTTTGTTGAGAAAGAGACCCTGTTACATACGGGGTCACATTCATAGTGGGTCCTTGACAACTGATACCGTCACCGTATGTGTTGGTGATGTAAGGACCCTGTAAGACCTGAATGGCCTGGTTGGTCACTGAGCCAGATGAATTAGCGACGGGATTTGCTGTTGCACTTACACCCCCTACATCTGCTGCATGAGCAGGGACAGTTACAACCGCAGACAGTGCAGATAGACATAATGCTTTTATTGTGCGAAGATACTTGTTGTTGTGGTGATGCTTTCTATTGTTTGTTCTCTTTGTATTATTGTATGATTTGAAAGACCTGGTGCCTGATACGTCTCCGTGAACTGAAACGGTGCTCCCACATTCCTTTGAGTGAAGGTTGGTCTTGAATTCATATTGAGTCCGGTCCATGTCGAAATCACGCCCTCATTGGTATTTTGTTGATTGGTTACAGAATTAGGTGCTAATCCCCCAGACGATTGCAGATTTGTTCCAGTCACAGAATACTGATATCCTGTGTTATAATCCATAGAATTAATAGTTTCATTAATAGTGCTCGTTGTCTCCGTCGTGGAAGTCATCGAGCCCTGAGTGAAGTTTGGAACTACTGGTACTGCGTGGGAAGGTGAGACTAGTCCGAAGACCAGTCCCAAGACACCTATTGATTTATATAGGCGTCTCATTTCTACCTCACAGTCAACTCGGTGACAAATTGTCCGGTTGCCTGAGTACCAGCGCCACCACCAACGATCGTCATAGCACCAGCAGTGGTGATAGTACCTGCCAGGTCTCCAGCAACACCAGCAGCATTACTGGTCATCGAACCGAAGTTCTGCACAGCACCTACACTAGGAGCAGAGGTTGGGACAGCATCAGCCTGTATGTAAGTAGCAGAATACGAGAACGCAGCACCAGGGGTATCCTGAGTTGCTGAGATTGCTCCTGGAGCATAAACCCCACTAGTGATAGTACCAGCAGAAATAGTATTTGCTGTCGTACCATCCGTAGTATCTACTCCACTACCTGACACACTGTACGAGGAACCGATCCTAGTTGCCTGGGTTGCAGCAGAGTTAACATTGAGCTGAACGCTGGAACTTAACTTATGGGTAATATCGGCATGTGCTGGTGCCGCCAAACCAAACATAGCAAAAAGCACTAACGCTCGTTTCATAAGGGATAGTATATACGCATGTAAATCTATTTAGATTAGAGATTCCTGAGAAAACCCCCCTTGTATACCAGTATACCGTTGCAGGGGGTTGACAGAACTTTACATTTCCTATATAATATTGTAACAGTTCTTCATACAAGACTAATGACCGTAACAAGCAACGACCGTGGACAACAGAATATGTGGGCTACTGAGCCAAGAATGTACATTGATCAAACTGCAGCAGAACGCTATGGTTATGAGACCTATGCCGAGAAAGCTGAGAAACTGAATGGTCGCGTGGCGATGCTTGGGTTCGTTGCTGGACTCCTGTCTTATGCAACAACCGGTAGTCTTTTCTTTTTTGGTGCCTTCGGCATCTGAAGACTGAATTTTTAAACACACAATACTTAAACGGAGAAATCAAATGAACGAAAAAGCAGAACGTATTAATGGTTGGGCAGCAATGCTGGGTGTAGTCGCAGCAATGGGCGCATACGCAACCACCGGACAAATCATCCCCGGCATTTTCTGATGGCATTTGTAGTAGCAGCAATAGTCATGCTGATTCCAATTGCTGCAGTAGTGAAAAAATCATGAGTTACGATTGGACACTACTACAGACCTTAATTTTTATCATCACTCCTTACTTTCTGATGCTTGCGTTGGCAAGTAAGGATGAAGATGATGATGGTTCCGATGGTGGCATGATGCAACCACTTTATGCACCGTCATCAGGGGCTTGACGAATACGGGAAACCGTAGTATTATAAATAAGTCAGTAAGTTACGAGACCAACACATCTCTTAACTATTCTTCACACGCCTCACCGAGACTAAACAGCGTGTATAAACAACAGTCTCTCATACCTGACCTGGAGGGTAGGTCAGGAATACTATAATCAGTGTTCCCCGCACTCATACATAACCCTTTTTCAAAAATGACAACACTTTCAAGACAACAACAATCACAATCCAGTTGGCAGAATTTCTGCGAGTGGATAACTTCTACCAATAACCGCCTCTATGTCGGTTGGTTCGGCGTGCTGATGATTCCAACTCTGTTGGCAGCAACTACTTGCTTCATCGTCGCCTTCATCGCTGCTCCCCCTGTGGACATCGATGGCATCCGTGAACCCGTCGCTGGTTCACTCATGTATGGTAACAACATCATCTCTGGTGCAGTTGTTCCCTCTTCCAACGCAATTGGTCTTCACTTCTATCCCATCTGGGAAGCCGCATCGCTTGACGAGTGGCTGTATAATGGTGGTCCTTTCCAACTCGTAATTTTCCACTTCCTCATCGGCATCTACTGCTACATGGGTCGTGAGTGGGAACTTTCCTACCGCTTAGGTATGCGTCCATGGATCATGGTTGCTTACTCAGCACCAGTCGCTGCAGCAAGTGCAGTATTCCTCGTATATCCTTTCGGTCAAGGTTCTTTCTCTGATGCTATGCCTCTTGGTATCTCTGGTACTTTTAACTATATGCTTGTATTCCAAGCAGAACACAATATCCTTATGCACCCGTTCCACATGCTCGGTGTTGCTGGGGTATTCGGTGGATCTCTTTTCTCTGCTATGCACGGAAGTCTCGTTACTTCCTCACTTGTTCGTGAAACAACTGAGAGCGAGTCCCAGAACTATGGTTACAAGTTCGGTCAAGAAGAAGAGACGTACAACATCGTCGCCGCACACGGTTACTTTGGTCGCCTGATCTTCCAATACGCATCATTCAACAACTCACGTTCCTTGCACTTCTTCCTTGCTGCATGGCCCGTCGTGGGTATTTGGTTCACCGCCCTGGGCGTAAGCACCATGGCATTCAACCTCAACGGTTTCAACTTCAACCAGTCGATCCTCGAAAACGAAGGTCGTGTAGTCAATACCTGGGCTGACGTATTGAACCGTGCAGGTCTCGGAATGGAAGTAATGCATGAGCGTAATGCTCACAACTTCCCACTCGACCTCGCTGCTGCTGAGTCCACTCCTGTGGCTCTGATTGCTCCTAGCGTCGGTTGATAAAATCTGCTATAATGTGGGAGGTCTACGGACCTCCTTTTTTTTATCTCTACAATTGTAAAGTTTTATGCATGGCAGTTTAGATCCAGAAGAAAAAGTGTTACCTGATTGGTTCGCTCAAACTTCTGATGTGCCTTACGATAGGCATGAATACCGATTTATCTTTTCTAACCAAGAGAGTATAATCTTTAAGAGTTATGAAGAGGTAATGGAACAATGGTTTAGCACTCCACCACTCTTCAAATCACATGTGGAAGTGCTCGACAAAAAGAAAAAAACAAATGGAGGTTTTAAATAATCATGGTCGCATCAACTTTAACTCAACAAAGGAGGGGATGGTTTGATATCCTGGATGACTGGCTTAAACGCGATCGGTTCGTTTTTGTGGGCTGGTCTGGTATTTTGCTCTTCCCTACAGCTTATCTTGCTATTGGCGGGTGGCTTACTGGGACAACTTTCGTCACCAGCTGGTACACCCACGGTCTGGCAAGTTCGTATCTTGAGGGCGCGAATTTCCTTACAGCAGCAGTTTCGACTCCTGCTGACGCTATGGGTCATAGCCTTCTTCTTCTCTGGGGTCCTGAGGCTCAGGGCAGTTTCGTCCGTTGGGTCCAACTCGGTGGACTCTGGCCTTTCGTCGCGCTACACGGTGCATTCGCTCTCATAGGTTTCATGCTCAGGCAGTTTGAAATCGCTCGTCTCGTCGGAATTAGACCCTACAATGCTATTGCTTTCTCTGGTCCTATTGCTGTCTTTTGCAGCGTCTTTCTCTTATATCCTCTGGGACAGTCGTCCTGGTTCTTCGCGCCATCGTTTGGGGTTGCCGCTATTTTCCGCTTCTTACTTTTCCTCCAGGGATTCCATAACTGGACGCTCAACCCGTTCCACATGATGGGTGTCGCCGGTATCCTTGGTGGTGCTCTGCTCTGTGCCATTCACGGTGCTACTGTAGAGAACACACTGTTTGAGGATGGAGAACAGGCAAACACATTCAAAGCATTTGAACCAACTCAAGAAGAAGAAACCTATTCGATGGTTACTGCCAATCGTTTCTGGTCACAGATCTTCGGTGTTGCTTTCAGTAACAAGCGTTGGTTGCACTTCTTTATGTTGTTCGTACCTGTGATGGGTCTCTGGACTTCATCAATTGGTATCATTGGACTTGCTCTTAACCTTCGTGCTTACGACTTCGTATCACAAGAAATTAGAGCAGCAGAAGATCCTGAGTTTGAAACGTTCTACACTAAGAACATTCTGCTCAATGAAGGTCTCCGTGCTTGGATGGCACCTGCCGACCAACCACATGAGAACTTTGTATTCCCTGAAGAAGTATTACCAAGGGGTAACGCTCTGTGATAAACTCTTTCGGGTTCCTCGCACTCCGACTCTGTGTCGGGGTGCTTCTTATCCATCATGGATATGAAAAATTAAATGACATTGAGAACTTTGCAAATGCGTTCGTAAGACCATTGCATTTACCATTCCCAATCTTCTTGTCCTACATTGCTGCTTTCTCTGAGATCGCAGGTAGTTGGGCATTGATTGTAGGGGTGGGTGCTAGACTCGGTGCTCTATCAATCGTAGGCACCATGTCGATTGCAATCTATCATGCAGTTATGACTAGTGGATTCAACATTTATCTGTTGGAACTCCTAGGTCTGTATTGGGGAGGAGCACTCTGTGTCTTACTATGTGGACCCGGAATGTTCTCGGTAGATCATTTAATTAAGACCAGATACGGTACAGTACTAAAAGAAAACTTCGATCTTATGGGGTCATAATGCTAATCGGATTACTCTACTTTGCTTGTTTATTTGGTATTGGTGGAGCAGCATTTGCACTGATGTATAGGAACATCCAGTCCATCAGTGAGATGAACAGACCCACCATAACCAGAAGGCATCCAGAAGCACCAGAACCTGGTGAAGAAGTTATGTATGTGGATGTCTCTGCTATGAACAGTGAACAATTCAATGATCAAAAACAAAGATTAGAAAAATTATTTGAAGAACAATGATTGTTGGAATTAGTTTATCAGTCCTTGCACTGACAGTATATGGTATCTACCTAGGGTTTGGTCCTCCCTCAAAAGGACTAGACGACCCTTTTGACGATCACGAAGACTAATGTCAGATCATTCACATCATGAACCAAACGGTGAAAGCACAACCATAAAAGAATTGATAATTGGTTGTGCAGTAGTATTTGCATTCACCCTCATCTGCTTCCTGATAATGCTTGCAGGAATGCTCTGAATATGGTATACTAAGGGGGTTAAAGACCCTCTTTTTTTATGAAGTTCAAAGCATTGATATTCATTCGCCTGAGAGCACAGGTTGATGATTCTCCTGGTAATGCTGTCAGAGATGCCTGTAAAAGATTGTCTAAGTTAGACATCAAGAAATTGAGATTGGGTAAAGTAGTTGATATTTGGTTAGAAGCAGAAACTAGAGAATATGCTGAGAAGGAACTTGAAATGTTATCTGATAGATTCCTTGCTAACACAGTCATGGAAGACTGGGATTATGAATTGACTGAAATCGAAAAGTTCCCGGAGGGTATTGGTAATGAATGATGATGATCGTCTCAGAGTGATTCAACAGATGGTAGACCAGATGGATGGTGCTACATCTACGGAGTGGAATATATACCAACAGTCAGGTAAATTCAGTAAGAAAATTGTTATTGAGTATCAAACGGAGGTAAAAACATGGAAGTGATCATTGAGGGCAAAGTCAAAACTGTCTATCAAGGTGATGATTCACAACAAGTTATTATTGAATATCATGATAAGGTAACGGCAGGCAACGGTGAGAAGGAAGATCATCCGTTAGGTAAAGGATCTCTCTGTTGTAGTATCTCTGCTCTCATCTTTGAGAAACTTGCTAAGGAACTTATTCCAACTCATTATATCAATATGGTTGGTGCTAATAAGATGATCTGTAAGAAGGTAGATATCGTTCCCTTGGAAGTTATTTGTAGAAATCGTGCTGCTGGATCTATTGTTCGTGAGACAACCCTCAATGAAGGTCAACCACTTCCACAACCTATCGTTGAATTCTTTTTGAAGGATGACAGTAAACATGATCCTCTGCTCACACCTGACCGTGTGCGTCTCATGGGATATGATCCAAAACCTTTTATTGAAATGACATTGCGTATCAATGACATTCTTCGTTCGTTATTTTATATCCTAGGTATTGATCTCGTTGACTTCAAGGTTGAGTATGGATATGATGCTCATGGTGATCTGTATCTCGCTGATGAGATCAGTCCTGATAGTATGAGACTATGGAAGATTGGTGGGGAGGAAAGATTCGATAAGGATCTATTCAGAAAGGATGAGGGTGATATTGTTCCTGCCTATCGTCAGATTCTAGATAAGTTACAACCACTAGCAGTTACATGAAAGATTATCTCCCAGATGAAATCAGAAAACATGCCTTCACCTGCTTCAGTGTATTGACTGAAAGTGAGAGAGCAGTTGTACTGATGGGTGAAGAAGCATACAGAGCATCATTGGACCTTGATAATGATGATGCTCCCTGTTGGGTGATGAATTCTGGTGAGACATATGGGTTCGTTGGTTGGAATCCTCAGTGTATTCCAAGTATTGAATATATTATATGGAAACTTGACCAACTACAAAAAATTAGAGCAGGAGAGATTGTAGGATGAATGACTTTCTAGACAACCTGGGTGCTGAACAGTATCAAAAAATGCATAACAAAGGTAATGCAAAGAGACCTGGAAACCCAGAAGAGAAAGAACGATTGAAGAAACATGTCAAGGAGTTGTCGAAAGATGGACTATAAAACTTCTGGCGTTGATATTCAAAAGGGTCGATCCTTTGTAGAGTATATTAAGACATTATCGCCTAGTATTGGTGGATTCAATGGAATGATGGAGATTCCATTAGGATACGAGAAACCTGTGCTGGTATCTGGTGCTGATGGTGTTGGAACTAAAATTAATATTTGTAGAATTGCTGATGATTACACCACTATTGGTCAGGATCTCGTTGCTATGTGCGTCAATGACGTTATATGTTCTGGCGCTAAACCATTATATTTTCTAGACTATATCTCTACCAAATCACTGGATGCTAATGTCAGTGACATTGTGAGTGGTATTGCTAAAGGTTGTGAGATTGCTCAGATGGATCTCCTAGGTGGTGAGACTGCCGAACATTTTAGAGCAACTGACTATGACCTTGCTGGTTTCTGTACTGGTATTGTAGAGAAGTTTGATATCGTTGATGGTAAAAATATCAGAGCAGGTGATGTAGTCATTGGTATTGAGAGTAGCGGTCTTCATAGTAATGGATACACTCTTGTCAATGATATGTTGTGGAGGAATTATATTAAGTATAAAGAGATGCCAGAGTTGCTAAAACCAACTACAATTTATTCTCCTCTTATTCAGGATATGTTGGATGTGGTTCCTATCCTCGGTATGGCACATATCACTGGTGGTGGTATCCCAGAGAATCTTCCTAGGTGTCTCCCTAAAGGTCTAACTGTTGATGTTGATTATAACTCTTGGGAAAGACCAGAACTCTTTAATAAGATACAGGAAGCAGGAGATATTGCTGAGGATGAGATGCGTAATGTATTCAATCTTGGTATTGGATTCTGTATAGTTGTACCTGAGGATGCAGTTCAATTGTCGCAAGAAATTATTTCAGATGTACCACATGGACTGAGGTCATGGGTGATTGGGAAAGTAACATGACAAGTATTATCAATTACACTACTGCCTTTTGGTCAGTAGTGGTTATGAATTGTGTTCAACCTGTGAACTGGCAGTATTGTCTTCCAGTTCATGAATGGTTGGTGCCTGATGTTGTGATGGGAATCGAATATTTTCTTGACAAAGATATGAATTTTCTATATAATGACGAAAGAGAACTATTAGACGGACTTAAATGAAGATTTTTCTGGATACCGCAGATACAGAACTAATCCGTAAATATAATGACACTGGATTGATTGACGGCATTACCACTAACCCCACTCTGATTATGAAGAGTGGTCGGAAACCTGATGATGTCTATCAAGAGATCAAAGATATGGGTATCAATGATATCAGTATGGAAGTTGTTGGAACTGCTGATGAGATGATCGCAGAAGGTCGTCGTTTGGTTGAGGAGTTTGGATTCCCTGCTACCATCAAAGTCCCTATGACTCGTGATGGTATTGAGGCATGCAGACAACTCTCATACAACAACATTCGCGTAAACGTCACTCTGATCTTCTCTGCCGCTCAGGCAGTGCTTGCCGCTAGGGCAGGCGCATATTATGTTTCGCCCTTTGTGGGGCGTCTGGATGACCAATCAGTGGCAGGTCTGGAGGTAGTTCGGTCTATCTCTGAACTGTATCGTATCACGGGTGCTCCTACGCAGGTGCTCTCTGCTTCTATCCGCAGTGTCCACCGTGCAGTCCGCTCCTGGTATAATGGTGCTAGCGTCGTGACTATGCCACCCTCCGTGTTTGATAAGATGTACGATCATATCCTCACCGATATGGGTCTTGCAATCTTTGATCATGACTGGGCAGAGGCACAGAAATGACATTCATTGTATATTCCAAACCAGGATGTCCTTACTGTGATAAGGTAGTTCAGGTGCTCTCATTAACTGAACAGAAGTTTGTAGAGTATAAACTTGGAAGAGACTTTACCGCAAACGAATTCTATGGTGAGTTCGGACAAGGTACATCATTTCCTCAAATCCTAGCGGATCAAAAAAAGATTGGAGGATGTAGTGAAACGATCAAGTTCCTCAGGGAAAACAAAGTTCTCTGAGATAACAATAAATAAAGGTGTAGAATTACTAATAGGAGGGAGACGCAAACCTCGAAAGGGAAACTATATTAAGTTTGCCAAAATGGTCTCTCTCTTCGGAAGGGAGATTCATTTTAGTTTTGAGATATCATTACTAATCAAAAAGAAATCTCTCGGAGAAGGACTATGACTGCCGCAACTATAACCCTTTTCTCTCTTGTTACAATTCAATTCCTACTCCTTGGATTAGTAGTTGGATATCTTACAAGAGAAGTGCTTCAGCGACAGACCATGCCATATATGCATCCTGAAATGTTGGATGAATATGGTAATGTATTACCAGATGAAATTTTAGCAGTACGATTTGAAAATGACTACGAAACCCAAGACCACGACGAGGAAGGCGACGATTAAGAAAGCGAACCCTCCTAGAAGAAAGGCAGTACCAGCAACAATGGAACTGCCACCCAATCCTTTTGTCTTTGAAATCTTTGCTCTTGTCAATAAACAGAAGACAAGAGCAAAGAAGGTAGAAGTCCTGAGGAAATACGAGCACGATTCACTTAAAGCATTATTCATTTGGAACTTTGACCCAAGTGTAATCTCTCTGCTCCCCCCTGGAGAAGTCCCATACTCCAGCATGAAAGATGAACAGATCACCACTGGCACTTTGAGCACCAAAATTGCTCAGGCAGTTGGTACTATGGAATATCTTGATAGTGCTTCTCTGGGTATGAGTGACCTGAAGGCGGGTAAGACCACTATCCGCAAGGAATACCAAAGGTTCTATAACTTCTGTAAGGGTGGTAACGACCAACTGAAGTCTCTTCGTAGAGAGACAATGTTTATTAATATGCTTGAAGGTCTGCATCCACTTGACGCAGAGATTCTGTGCCTGGTAAAGGATAAGAACCTGGAAGAGAAGTATAGTATTAACAAGGAGATTGTTTCTGAGGCATATCCTGATATTAAGTGGGGAGGTCGCAGTTGACTAAGATAAGAATCCTCCAAGAAGATGTTGATGTTGAAATGGGAAATGATAAGTCTCTCCCATATACATGTTACATCATTGAATACAAGGATGAGGAAGGTAACTCAAAGTTTGATTTGGCTGTCGCTAACAAGCAAGTAGATATCTTTGATCACTACTGGGATAAGTATCACGATAGGTTTGTTACCATGAGGCAGTCTGGTGGTAACGTCAACCCTAAGATGTGGAACGCTCCTGGTAGCGAACCTAAGAAAGAAGAAAAGAAAAAGAAATGAGTGACAAGAGTCTGAATGTTGATATCAACTTTGATGGTATCGAGCAAGTCAAGAAGAAGTACAAGAAAATTAAAAAGTATATGAAGTCCAACCTGTATCAGATCAAGGTTATGGACGGTACGGAGAAGGTAGTCTCCAACCTGTTAAAGGAAAATTCTGTATCTGATGATACAAAACTGCTTGACTAAATAGAGATAATGGTCTATACTAGACCTGTCGTTCATCCCGCTCTAGGGCGGGACGCAAGTAAGTCGCGGAACGGAGCGTTCATCCCATGATTGATTTATTATTATACGCAACTATCACCTGTGAAGATGCATCTGAAATTATTCAGCGTGTCAAAAGACAGGAAGAAATGATGGGTGCTATAAAAGATGAAATAGTTTTGACAATTCAGGAGGCAACTCCTGAATGTCCTTGGGACGCAAACGACTAAAGGAACGGACCTAAAAATCCAACTACTTTAGGAGTAACCTACTATGAACACCTTAAACCTGATTCGCAGGCAGATCCAAAAGGCATCTGCAATCCACAACGCACAAGTTCTTCACACCACCTATCGTGGTGTTGAGTATGATACTCGTTGTGTAGAAAGCAAGGAAACCCACGGTACATTCTGTTATCGTGGTAAGACCTACGCTAAGTGAATTTTAAAGACAGGCTTTACTGCCTGTCTTTTTTTGTAAACATTACACTAACTTCATTAAGTTAGCATACGCTGACTAGATAGTATAGAATTAAAATACTGCCAATGATCTGAAACCCCTAATTTAATATTATGAAGCAAACTCTTACGGATTAAACCATGCATAATGTTATGTCAAGTAACCAATTAGCAGAATGGAGGAATATTGGACACAACTTAAATCTATACAATGACGAAATAGATTTAACAAACGACTACTTTGATTGTTTAATAGAGTGCGATGACTCACAGTCCAGTTGCAAACGAATATGTAGGAGATTACTAGGTTAATTCTACAGCGTGTCTTGACAGACACGCTTTTTTTGTGTAAAATAGTAGCATACGGTATTGAGTTTATGGACAAAGAAAAATTAAAACTCATTGTACGTAATCTCAAATCTCTTGTAGATGCTCTGGAGTCTGAGGTTTACTCAGATATAGATGCATATACATATGAAAGAAATACTACACTTGTAGGAGACTACGATGAGGTTTTTGAAGACGATGATGGTTATCCCGACTGAACTATGAGAGTACAACTAGTAAGCGTTACTCCTGACGCAGAAAAGACCATGGCATATATCGCCAGGGTTTCCAACCCAAGTAACCAGGAAAATGATAAGTATGCAGGTCTTTTACGTTATTGTATTAAGCATAATCATTGGTCTGTCTTTGAGCAGTCTACAATGACTTTAGAGATTGATACTACCCGTGCAATTGCGGCTCAAATTTTAAGGCACCGTAGTTTCACCTATCAAGAATTTTCTCAACGGTATGCAGATTCATCTCTGCTTAGTAATAAAATTCCTTTACCTGAATTACGCCGTCAAGATACAAAGAATCGTCAAAACTCTATTGATGATCTCGATCCTTTCCTGACTCAGAACTTGGAACTTCAGATGCAGACTCTGTTTGATTCATCAATGGCTCTGTATCAGCAGATGCTTGAAAGAGGTGTGGCAAAGGAATGTGCAAGAAATGTGCTTCCACTGTGTACGCCCACTAAAATTTACATGACAGGTTCATGTAGGTCATGGATACATTACATAACTCTGAGGACTGCTAACGGCACTCAGAAGGAGCATATGCAAGTCGCAGAGGATGCTAAGAAAGTATTCATCGAACAGTTCCCTACTGTTTCCGAAGCCCTTGAGTGGGTCTAATAAATAATTCATTGAGTTTTGTAACTATGGCAACATACCCAGTAGTCCATAAAGAGACTGGCGAACAGAAAGAAGTCGTGATGAGTGTCACTGAATGGTCTCAGTGGTGTACAGATAATCCTGACTGGCACAGAGATTGGAGTGATCCATCTACCTGTCCACAGTCCGGTGAAGTCGGTGAATGGAAAGATAAACTTCGCAAGAAGAATCCAGGATGGAACGATGTTCTATCTAAAGTCAAGAAAACCCCAGGTTCTAACATCACTAAAATCTAAGTATGCCAGCAAGAAAAAGAAAAGGAAACAGTGATGCCATTAGTGGCATTGGTAGTATGAGTTCCCGAAAACTGAAGAGAAAGAAACCAATCAATTCTGATCTGATGGTTGATATTAAACCATTGACAGATAACCAAGAAAAGTTCTTTGAGTCATACAAAGCAGGCAAGAACATGTTTGCTTATGGTGCAGCAGGTACAGGTAAGACATTCATTGCTCTTTATCTTGCACTCAAAGATGTATTAGATCAATTCACACCTTATGAAAAGGTGTATGTGGTTCGTTCTCTCGTTGCTACTCGTGAGATTGGTTTCCTTCCAGGTGATCATGAAGATAAGGCAGCACTGTACCAGATTCCGTACAAGAATATGGTAAAGTATATGTTTGAGATGCAGGATGAGAATGAGTTTGAGATGCTTTACGGAGCACTCAAGGCACAGGAGACTATTCGCTTCTGGTCTACATCATTCCTTCGTGGAACCACCATGGATAATTGTATTATTATCGTTGATGAAATGCAAAACTTGAATTTTCATGAACTTGATAGTATAATAACCAGAGTTGGTGAAAACTGTAAGATTGTTTTCTGTGGTGACGCAGCACAGTCTGACCTCGTGAAGACCAACGAACGAAACGGAATCCTCGATTTCATGAAAATCATCCAAGCAATGACCGACGACTTTACCTGTGTGGAGTATGACGTTAATGATATTGTTAGGTCTGGATTTGTCCGTAACTATATCATGACTAAAATTGCACTCGGTATTTAATGTTTGTCCATTTAGATAATTTAAAAGGTGAGACTGATTTAACAGCAACCATGATTGACGGGACTCGTTTCTATGAAGTCCCGTCAGGAAAGATGTATCCATCTATCACATCTGTCACAAGTTTCTACAACCGTGAAGTCTTCGTTAAGTGGAGAAAGAAAGTTGGGAACGATGAAGCAAATAAAGTTCTTAGAGAGTCTACATTTCGTGGGACAAAGTTCCATGATGCAGTAGAACAATACATTAAGAATGTTCCTATCAAGGATATTGAGATGCTTCCTGCTACGAAGTTCCTCCTTCTATCAGCAAAGAAAGATTTGGATCGTATAAATAACATACATGTTATAGAACAGTCGCTGTATAGCGACTATCTTGGTCTCGCAGGACGAGTAGACTGCATCGCAGAGTACGATGGAGAACTTGCAGTCATCGACTTTAAGACCTCGGCCAAGATTAAACCCGAGGAATGGATTGAAAATTATTTCGTGCAAGAGACTGCTTACGCTTGCATGTATTTTGAAATGACTGGTATCCCAGTCAAGAAAATTGTTACTATTATGGTTGCCGAAAACGGAGAATGCAAAGTCTATGAAAAAACAAACAAGAGTTACTATATTAAACTTCTCACAGAGTACATCAAAAAGTTCGTCGATTACAAAACAGGAGAACATGGAGAATCAAGTTGATGACCTGATCAAGGAGAAGTTCTTGTGCCAAGCAAAGTTTGCACAAGAGGTTGAGAACCTGGTCAAGGAATATAAATTCAATTACATCGATGCTATCCTCACATTTTGTGAAGAGAACAAGATCGAGATGGAATCTGTTGGTAAACTGATATCAAAACCACTGAAGGAAAAACTTAAGTATGATGCTACTCAACTTAACTTCCTGAAGAAAACTACACGAGCAAAACTTCCATTATGATTTCTAAAAGTGAATTATTACATTATAAAATTCAAGCAGCAATGCGTGAGCATTCATGGATGGATGAGGAATTAAAGTATCTTGGTGAACGAGAAGGACACCATTGGTATCTCATCAAGGGTGAGCATGAAGTTATGGCAGAACAAATTGAAGGATTCGATAGGGTTGATGATGAAGGACAAGATTGACACACAGGGAATGAGTGTTCCCGGAAAGTATGTTTCAAAGAAACCAAGTAGTTATGATCCTATGCCTGTCAAGGTAAGGACAATCTTCACACCAGAAGAACGTATCGAGTTAAAGCAAATTATTAATGAAGCACTTGATGAAAGAGAACGCCGTGACTCCCATTGATGTATACAAAACATACCTAGCATTCAAAAATCATTTCACCAAGAAGAGTTACAACTACTTTAAGTATGGTGGTAAATCTAAAGCATCTGTTCAAGCATATAACAAACGCAAGGATCGTTATTTCTTTGAGCGGATGTCTCGTAAGAAGACTGATGAGGAGATCAAAGATTATTTCCTAGCAAACTTTGTTGAATGCGATGACCCTGACCGACTGTGGATTGGAGAGATCATATCCAGCGGTGAGGATAACTTAAAGTCTTGGAGGAAACGATCCCAGACTATGAGTTATATGTTTAAGACTGAGGTAGAAGTCTTTGTCAACAGAGAAAACTTTCAAAAACTGTTCTCTATTAAGGGACAGTCACACCCTGAGGTATTGAAGAAATATCTGCAGGGTGCTTTGTCTATTGAGACCATGGTGATTCTAGATATTATTCTAGAATACGTGAAGAACTTTGATAAGAAACTCGAAGATCCGGTCTGGGAAACCGTATCTCTCAAGATAAAGAAATATAAACCATTCCTAAATATTAATGTGAACAAGTACAAGTCGATTCTTAAAGAGCAAGTAGTATGAGATTTTTTGACTCCGATCAAGTTCGTGATACCATCATGGATCTTGAGGAACTACAACAAGAACTCACCATGGATCTTATGAACCTTGGTAAGTATAGTGTTGAAGAAAGGAGAGAACACTTAAAGCGACTCAAGACATTCCTTGAGAAGCAAAAGATTTTCTTTTTCCGTATCTCTCTGTCGGATGACCCTGATGCTTTGCAAATCAAGGCAAAGGTGGTCGAAGCAGCAAAGATGTTCGGTTACTCCGAGATCGACGGCATGGAGAAATTCTTCCAGCAACTTGATCACACTATCCAAAAACTAGAAAAAACACTTGACAAGTGAGACCTCGTGTCCTATAATACACTTGTCGTTATCCAACGAATCCTAATTCATCCTAATCTATCCAATCAATCCTATGTCTTTCGCAAATCTTAAAAAGCAATCCCGCACTGGTTCCCTTACTGACAAACTGATCAAGTCTGTCGAGAAGCTCAACGAAAAAGGTAACGGTGCAGACGAGCGTATCTGGAAACCATCAGTCGATAAGACTGGTAATGGTTACGCTGTCATTCGTTTCCTCCCTGAAGCAGAAGGTAACGAACTGCCTTGGGCACGAGTCTATACCCATGCATTCCAAGGTCCAGGTGGATGGTTTATCGAGAACTCTTTGACTACTTTGGGACAGAAGTGCCCTATCTCTGAGTACAACTCTACTCTTTGGAACAACGGCACCGACTCTGGTAAGGAGCAAGCACGTAAGCAAAAGCGTAAGCTGTCCTACTACAGCAACATCTTTGTCGTTAGCGATCCTGCTAACCCTGACAACGAAGGCAAAGTCTTCCTATACAAGTATGGTAAGAAGATCCATGACAAAATCATGGAAGCAATGAAGCCTGAGTTTGATGACGAAGAACCTATCAATCCTTTCGACTTCTGGACTGGTGCTAACTTCAAACTGAAGATCCGTAAGGTAGAAGGTTACCAGAACTACGACAAGTCTGAGTTCGACAAACCTAGCGCACTGTTCGATGATGACGACCGTCTGGAGAAACTCTATAACAATCTCCATGACCTGAATGAGTTCCTTGATCCCAAGAACTTCAAGGACTACGCTGCACTTGAAAAGCGTCTGCAGTATGCTCTTGGACTCAAGGGCACACCTAAGATGCAGGACCGTGAAACCCAAGAGCAAGAAGCACAATGGGAGCGTGAGCGTCGTGGCGATTACACTGAACCCAGTGCCGCTGGTGCATCCTATGAGGATCTGAGTGAAGGTCGCAGTAAGTCATTCAATGACCCTGACATCACTCCAAGCAGTAGCACAGAAGAGGAAGATGATTCCCTCAACTACTTTGCTAAACTGGTCAACTCCTGATCTTTCCACCCTCCGAAAGGAGGGTTTTTTTATACCCCAGATTCTCTTGGGTTGTATGCTGCCTTGGTAGTTCTGTTGATATACTGAGAAGAAGTCTCGTACTTCATGATGTTTCTCATATCAGATATGAACCCACCAAGGAAGTCTGGTTTCAAAACACGAATGAGTCTCTTAGCATCATTTTGCTGTGTTTCAAACTTAAAGTTACTGACTGGACCCGCAGCAGATGCACTTAATAGTATAAAAGTTTTTTTGTATGCATCATCAAATTCGGTGCTTGCTTGGATGGCATCGTAATTTGCTTTGTCTGTGGTTACAGTGTTGCCCTGCAGTGTTGCATATGTAAATGTAAAATCTGAATCAACCTCAAGTCCTGGTTCTAAAACGGTTCTATTAAAAGCATCTCTGATCTCTCTTGTTTCATAATGATGTGGTTCAAGAAGTGCTGCCTCAGAACCATACTTATCTAACAAATAATCATGAAGGTCATTGTTACTCAGGGGCCATTGGTCTCTAATATTGATAATGTTATTGGTGATTAGAACTACCCAGTCTAATTCTGGATCTCCATATAAAGAAGCAGCAATAGTGTCAGGTCTATCACCTTCCTTGATCATTCTAAAATCAAATGCAGTAATCGCATAATCAACATCAGTTCTAAGTTTTGCTCTCTTATAGATGTTCTTGACTAGAACTCTCTCATTGCTTCTCTGTCTACCTGGTAGTAATGAGACAGCAGATATATTTGGTAACTCTCTAAAATAAGACATTAGTAACCTACCTCGTTGGGTCTAATTGGATAAAGATCTCCGTCACCTGCAGCAAGATCAAATGTTCTGGTTGTTGATGTTACGTCACCTCCATCAAATACTGTCTCTGTTTCTCCAAAAGTTTCAACTATTCTATCTTGACTTCTCCTAGATCCAATCACATTCTTACTATAATCAGATGCGTATACAGGTTCGAGTTCTTTCATTTGAATTGAGAATGTGCAACTCACTGGTTGACCTTCATCATATCCTGACCATTGACCATCTGGTGTGTAGTTGACTGATGTGCCAACAACAGCACAAGGTTTGATTCTATTTACACCTTCAATGATTCTTCCACCAGCAGTTCGATACTGAAGTCTAAAGACGTTTGGTGATCCTAGATAGATGCTTCTTTCTCCTGCTGTGTTTTGCATGGTCTTTGCTGCCATTCCTTGCTTGAAGAAACGAATAATTTTTTTGACTTCTCGTGCTTCTCTTTCATCTCTTGGACTCATTCTCCAACTGAATTGGAAGTCTCTAAGTGTTACATTATTGAACAGTAATTCTAAATTACTATTTGGAACAACACCAAAACCTCTGGAAAGAATTGATTCTGGTGAAACATTGACACCCAACATGCCCAAAGACGCTGCACCTTGATTTGTCTTCAGTAGTGTCTGGGCACCTTCTGCTTCCAAAGATTTAGCCAGTGCTATTATTCTTGCTTGGAGATCATTTAATTGCTCCCCATTAGGACCCACGATACCATCATTGTCTAGACCAACCAATCCAAGAGTAAGCATTTGTCCTAGAGGACCATTAATCATACTTGATACTGCTCCACCAATTAATCCAGCAGTTGGATTTCTCATAACAGAAGCGGTGAGTGCTGCAGCAAGATTATTCATCGCATCATCACCCCAAGCAACATTGTTGGAGTCTGTAATATTATTTGGCATAGGCAAACTGACCCGTGCCACAAACTTTTTCAATGGTGTAAGTCTATATTGACCTTTAGTTATTGTTGTAACTGGATTTATCCTATTTCCATCTGTGTCTGTACCAAGGATTTGATCTTTTCTTGGAGGTTGATATATGAACTGGTCAATGGTAACAAAGTCCTGTCCTCGAATTTCACCGTAGGTGTTATCAAGTGGATACATTGCACTTTTAATTGCATCGCCACCACCTGCTTCAAACATTGCGTCAAACTTTGCAATGTCCTCTTCAGTTATTTTCAGATCTTCTAATATTCCACCAATGGTATCAATAGCACTTTTTGCTATTACCTTTAATTTATCACCTACTTCCTCAATTATATTCTCTTCTCCCTCTACTCCGGGTTCATTATTTTCTGCAACTGCATTACCAGGTACAACTGTAGCTTGTGCGCCTGGATTAAATGGTTGTGTTGCTATGGCTTGTGGACCACCTGTTACACTGCTAGGTAAAAAGGCATTGGGATTGGGAACTGCTTGCCCTGGTTGTTGATTGGTTGATCTATTAGTATACAGTTGCTGTGCTGTTTGACTTGCTAAGAGTAATTGATCATCTAATGAAATATCCTTACCATCTACTGTTGCCGCATTTATGATTGCTTTTGCAGTTGTTTCATCATTTGATACCACTGCCTGAACTGGTTGCAATAGAGATCCTAGACCAGTCCCCAATGAACTATCAAATATTCTACCAGAACCACCATAATTCCATTGTCCATCTTCTAGGTTAGCTAATAGGTATGGACGTTCAATAGTACCTGCCTTCTCTACTGCCATTAATTGTATTTCACCACTCTCTGCAAGTCTAACTTGCATAAAGAAGGTCTTGTTATTAATTTTAGTGACCCAGTTTTTATCTTTACCACCAATACTGGATAGAATCCTATTCTTATCTTGTGGTGATACTCTGGCGTCTGTGCTTGCTGACATTTAAATACTGTCCCACGCTGTTTCTGGACCCACAAATATTCCTGTCTTGTCTACAAAATTTTCAGTGACTAATTTTGCGACATCACGATACTCGTTTCCATCAACTGGAATAGCATACATATCACCCATGTTACTCGGAATGTAACTGTGTATAAGTTTGGAATAACCTACGGAAAAGTCCACTTGTTTCTTATTTATCAAGGAAGCAGCAACTTCTCCTCTGATA